CGTTAGGCGCGAACGCGACGGCGTGTTAATGTACTGGTTCGCTGGCGTTCTCCCGCGATTCGCGTAGGAGTTGTAATAATCGTTGTACTGGTTGGCTCGCTGGATAGTGCCTGGCGAAAAGAGCAGTTCTGCGGCCCCTCGGGCTGCGCCTGCTCCGCCCATCTTTCCTGCGATGCCGACCAGTCCGATTTTGCCAGCCGTGATGAGTCCTTGGCTGTGCTCCTTCCCGAACTGCAACACGCGGCGTACGCCGCTGCTTTCGGGATGGTTGGTGTCGTTCGAAGCGTGCTCGGCTGGCGTGTTCCACACGGTGTTGTTCTCTGCCGTGTGGCGCGCTTCCTGTGCGTCTTCGACGACTGCTTCGTTTTCGGTCACCAGCGGCTGCGCTAGCTGTCCGACGTACTCGGCGATGACGTAAAGCTCGATCTGGAAGGATTGGCTGACGGCGTCGCCGTTGTACCAGATGCCCATGTAGCCCGGCTGTGTGTCTGCGGGCCCGCTGTCTCCGGTTCCGCCCGGGTTTGCTGCAACAGTCTTAGTGCCGGCCTGAGGGCCAAACTGCGGGTCCCAGACCCAGCCGTCTGTCTCCTCTGGTTCGACGGGGTGGTACAGCACGTTGTGCCAGTCTGTGGTGCTGGCGTTGTACTGGCGCGCGCGGGGATCTGCCGCGACGGTTGACGCGCTCTTGCCCTGAAGCGTGGTGTGCTGCGGATCTTTGTATAGCGTAAACACTCCGTTGCGGGTGTTTGTGGACGAAACGTTGCAGATTCGCACACAGGCTGATACCACGCGCCCGCGCACGCTGTTTGCGGCGTTCACGCCTGCGAACTGACTGCGCGTGTATGGCGCGTTTGACGTGATCCAGTTGACCGAGCCGCCGATGGTGGTGATGGACAACGCACTGTCGTACATGAGCGGTCCTACGACGCCGCTGGAAGTGCCCGTGTACGGCACTGCGTCGGAGCACAGCGCAGCCACTGGGTTAACCAGAATAGCGAGTTGACCTCCTGACACTGTGACTGTACGGGTTGCTTTGATTCGCACACGGTACGTGTCGATAGGCACTGAAGTGGGGACGCCGACGAGGGGGCCTGAGATAGGATTGAGCAGTGCCTCCTTGTAGGGGTTGAAGCGGTAACGCTGCATAGCAGCGATATCCGCGTCGCGGTAGCGCTTAGGCGCTCGAGTTCTCATCGCCATGAGTTTCGCAGGTATACGTAATGCGGGCGTGTCGTAGTAACAGTCCACAGGCTGTTACGAGTGTACCAACGACCGTTATGAGAGCTACTAACGCGGAGTCCGTTTTGTAGGGCGCAATGTGAATGTTATTTCTAGCGTGTTGCGCTTGAGGAGTGGCCAGTATGGCCGTCTCCGCGTAGTCCTGATACTGAGAATGTGTTATTATTCTCTACGGCGTGGCGTGCTTCCAGGGCGTCTGTGATGCGAGCTTCGTTTTCTCTCATGGATTGTTGCACTAGTGGGCCGACGTATTCGGCGATGATGTGCAACTCGACGAGCAGCTGCTGGTCGACTGCTTGGCCATTCCACCAGATACCCATGAATCCTGGTTGGGTGTCTGCTGGTGTATTGTCGCCGATCCCGCCTGGGTTTGCTCCGATTGTTTTAACGCCTCCCTGAGGCCCGATACGTGGATCCCATACCCATCCGTCTACCTCGTCGGGTTCGACGGGGTGGTATAGCATGGTGATCCACTCGTTTCCGCATGCATTGTACATGCGTGATTTTGGCTGTTTGCGTACGTCCGCCGCTGTCAGACCCTGCAGTGTGTTGTGTGCTGGGTCTGTGAATGCTGTAAAGACTCCGTTCTTCGTAGCGTCTGCAGTGATGTTGCAAACACGCAGGCACGCGGATACTACGCGTCCGCGTACATTTGGTACTGCTGGGTCGACGCCTGCGAATTGTGCTCGAGCAAATGGTGCATTGCTTAGCACTTGTGCAGCTACTGCCGTATTCGTGATTGTGGTGTTTCCCAGTAGTATTGCTGCTCCGTGCAGTCCTGGCACTAGAGGTGAAACGGGAACTGGATCGTTGCACAGAGCTGCGAACGGGTTTGCGAATATGCATCCAGCACCGCCGATAATGTCGAAGTTTGCCTGTGCCTTAATTCGAACACGGTACGTGTCGACAGGCACGGTAGTGGGGACGCCGACGAGGGGGCCTGAGATAGGATTGAGCAAGGCCTCCTTGTAGGGGTTCCAGCGGTAACGCTGCATAGCAGCGATATCGATGTCACGGTGACGTTTTTGCGCCTTAGAGAACATGGTTCGCGAAGGCGTCACTGTTTGACGCTACGATGCCTATGCGTTCTTATTTTTCGCGTGGTCGTATGACCATTCCTCGTACCATTGCGCGTAGCATGGCTGCTCCGCGTTACCGGAGGCCTGTTGTGTCAACTTCCGTTTTGCGACGTGCTATTGCGATGCGCGCAGCGCCTCGCCCTCGTCGTACTATTGGCGGTTTTGGCCGTCGTGTTGCGCGTGTAGTTGGATCCTTGCCTACGCTCCGGCGTTACCGGTAGTATGGCTAGGATTAAGACGTATCGCGTGCTTGTGAGACGAATGGATGCCGATGCTGAGCAGATTGGGCGGGAAACGATTGCTGATTTAACGACTGGACATTATGGGGAGATGATTCCAACTCACCGTCAGTTGTATAGGCGAGAAATTGGCAAGCGTGGAGCGATTACCGAGAAGGTGGTTCTTGGGCGCGTGCGCGCCGAAGTGCGTCGTCGTGCTGAGAATATGGCTTACGACGTTTTGGACGACGTGTCGTCCACTTTGTCTGGTTCTAGTGGTGGTACACTCACCTTCGGGTATATTGCCGATCGTATTGAGAACGATGCGTATGATTTTGTAAAGGAAGTTATGTAGTTGCGAAACGCTCTGTCGCATTGTTAGCGCGTATCATGGCTGCTCCTATAGCTGACATGGCTGATGTGGTATTTGCTATTCCGCCTATTGCTCGTCGTTACCGACGCGAGTTGGCGAATAGCGGTGCATCTGCTCGTGAGATAGATGATATATTTCGCGGGAATCAGATGGCGGTTTTAGCTGCTTTATCTGTTAGGTTTACTCCCGAGTTTCGGGAGCGAGCTCAGACTACGTTGCGTGATGGATCAATGCCTGTCATGGATCCTATTATTCGCGAGGTTCACGATGCTATGGCTGACTCGGCGGATCGTGCTGAGGATGTTGCTGTTCGTGAACGTCGGCCTGAGGTTCCACAGGCTGCTATTAATTATCGTACGAATGCTTGGAGAGAACGAGTTCCTTCTAATCAGCGGCGCCAGCCGGGATATACTGTTTGGAATTTGAGGAACAACGAATATCGCCATTCGTATTATTATCAATGAATGTGTGTTATGTTAGCGGATTGCCTTTTGGCCAGAATTTGCTGAGCTGTATTGTACGATAAAGTTCTGTGGAGGGATTTCCCGGCTTTGTACGACAGAACTTTGAATGTTCGAAAGTTCTGTTCGAAATCATTTCTGATCACCGTCGCAGGTCTCGTGTGAGGTTCCTGGTGCGTTGTCCTCGACAAAAACATACGACAATAGTGAAATGGCGCGGAAGTAATGACGTGGCATGCGCAGGTCGTACGAAAGTCGTACGAAAAGTTTTAACGGTGCGCTATGTCTACGGATATTGGTTCTATTGGCGGTGATGCGGATATGATCGACGAGCTGATCGATCAGCAGTCGGAGACTGCCGAGCTGTTGTTGAACACTCGCATCACTCTGAAGAAGGCGATGCATTCCATCGTCCTTTTGCAGTCCAAGATTATTAAGCTTGAGGCGTCGGTGGCTTTGATACAGGAGCAGAACGACGTGGTGCCGATGAGTTTGATTCCGTCGGATTTGTTCCGCAAGTTCGACGGCGTCGGCAGTAACCCTGTTGCTGTCCCGTCGCTGTCGCGCGCGCCGAGTGGTGTGCCGCTTATCGTCACTACGGATGACGGGGAGCGGCTTGTGGAGGGTCCCGATGGGGTTTTCCGCAATCCGGAGTCAATGGAGTCGCAGTTTCAGTTTCCACGTATGTGATGTGTAACTAACGCAAGTTTGTGACAGGAATGCCTGCTCGTCAGACGAAGTTTTGGCCGTTTACGTGGTACCCTCCTTTGTTGGAGGAGTATAAGCGTACGGACCCTGCTGAGCAGATTGCCGTTTATGGCAATGCCGCTTTGGAGCTTGTGTCCAAGGTGGCGGAGTCTACGTATGTGACTTATTGTGTGGCTCAGGCGGAGGTTTGTCCTACGACTCGCCGTATGCATATTCAGGGCTATGTGGAGGTCACTGATCGATGGACGTTCCATCGGGTAAAGCAGCGCGTGTTTGACCTTTACATTCCTGGCTGTCACGCTGCTCCTGCACGTGGTTCTGCTGCACAGAATACTGTGTATTGTACGAAGCCTGAGGATCGCGTCATTGGCACTTCCCCTTTCCTGTATGGTGAGCCGGCAGGTGACGAAGGTGAGACCCATCAGGCTGGGAAGGCGCTTGATCGCGTATACTTGGATATTCGTACTGGGTTTACTATGGAGCAGATTATCGAGAAGTATGGCTTTGGTATGTATGTGCGCCACGAGCGTCCGCTTAAGAGTGCTATGTGCACCTGGGGCAAGAGACGCAGCACTACACCTAAGATTGTATTGCTTATTGGTCCGAGTGCCAGCGGTAAGAGCCGCTGGGTGCAGCGCACCTATCCTGACCGTTACCGCATGACGTTTGGGAATGGCGGTAACAGTGCTTGGTTTGACGGTTATAACGGTGAAACCGTTATGGAGCTGTCTGAGTTTCGTGGTCAGTTGCAGCTTTCTTTTATGCTTGACTTGCTCGATCGTTACGAGTTGAAGGTGCAGACGAAGGGTGGCACTGTACAGTTTTTGGCAGAAGTGATTGTTATTACTTCGAACGACGAGCCTTCTGAGTGGTACAAGACGATGGAGGACCGCGACGAGAAGATGAAGCCGTTGCTTCGTCGTATTGAGGAGTTTGGTGAGCGCCCGCGGTACATGACGGACAATCGGAATGCGGCTCGTGCTGTTCTATCTGAGCCGTTGCGTTCGACTTTGGAGAATGCTGCGCCCTCGTTGTGATGTATGAACATTATCGGCCTTTGAGGGCGTGGTCATTGCAGAACGAGTACGATGCCGCCGATTATGTTCGTGGTTACGCGGGTTACTTTAGTACGGACGACGTTACTATCTTGCTAGCGTATCGGAAGGCGTATCGAGGCTTGGTTGAATGCCGTGGCATGGTGTCTCGGACTTCCACGGCACACGAGAGGCGTAGTTTAGCTTTAGCTATTAAGCATTTTTTGAAATATCTGGAGCATTTGCGGAAGATATTGTTGCCGTGGAGTGTCGAGCGATGGAGGCGCGCGCAGGAGATGGCTAAGTTTTATTTTTTGCATGACGGTGTTTCGAACCGTTATGCTGCTGTTTAATTTTGAAACAAAATTTTACCAACCAACTGCAATAGTATTACCAGTTGGTTGGTTACGGTTACTACCGGGGCCCAATGTGACCGTTGAGACGGAAGACGCGGGCGGATGGCGAAGCGTTCGGCACGCGCGTTAGGCGAGACGGTCATATGGGGTAGGGATTAACCTTATAACAACTAAGGGGTGCAGGGGCGAGTTCCCTTGCTAATACGTTAGGCGCGAACGCGACGGCGTGTTAATGTACTGGTTCGCTGGCGTTCTCCCGCGATTCGCGTAGGAGTTGTAATAATCGTTGTACTGGTTGGCTCGCTGGATAGTGCCTGGCGAAAAGAGCAGT